TCCTCAATTGAGTGAGCAACCTCGTGGACAATATCATCTAACATATCCTTGTCGCTGTCCTGGTCTGGCAATACATATATGGCTCCATCTTGATATGATGCTTTAATTCCACGATCTAAAAGAAAGTCGAATCTACCAACCATAATTGTTTCCACATTAAACATCAACTGCTCTGGTATGGTGTCTTCAAGATCGCTTATCACAGAAACAACATCAACGTCATCCGGTAGGTCGGATAGAACATAAAAAGATATTCTATTAAAAACATGATACTGTTTTGTTTTCTTAGATGATTCTGTGATATAGTTTCTTAAAGACATTTATACTACCTAGTTCTTTCTTATAATATCAAAATTCTTTTCGTTCTGATGGGCTTTTTGTCCAGCCTCGACATCTGCTAATGCTTGTCTGTAGCCACGAATCCAGTTCTCTTCGGCAAGAGCCATAAGAAATTCTGGGAACTCCTCAGACATGACTTCTACAATCATCTCTACGGTAACTGTATCATCTTCTGGGTTTAGTTTTGTGCCAACATATTCGACAAGCCACGACTTCATCTCTGTGTTTGTCGTAACTTCTTCTGTTAATGTAGGATTTTCGTTTTCATCGAAATCGGAAATCTTTGGTAAATCAGGTTGTTCGTTGCTCATAAATTACTCCTAAGCAACAAAGTAACACCTAATAGGGTAAATGTAAAGTATTATTTTTAGTTTACAATACCTTAGAGGCTAAAGTTGCTAACTTGGAGCGTTCACCCTTCGTAAAGGATACGTGAGAGGAAAGTTGAGACTCTTTCATTCTTTCAATGGCATATGCGAGTCCGTTGGACGTTTCATTGATATAGACATTATCAATCTGTTCAACGTCGCCAATTAAAATAATTTTGGTTCCCTCACCAACTCTTGTTATAATTGTCTTAATCTCGTGTGGTGTAAGGTTCTGGGCTTCGTCGATGATTACGAAAGCCTTGGATATGGAGCGACCTCTAATGTAGGTTAAGGCTTCAATCTCAATCAAACCCTTCTCCATATACATCTCTACGTTTGCTTTGTCGTTGCCTAAAAGATTTTTTAAATTATCCTGAATCGGCATCAACCATGGTAGCATCTTTTCTTCCATTGTTCCTGGTAAGAATCCAATATCTTTACCCATTGGTTGTACGGGCCTTGAAATGATGAGCCTGTTATATGTTCTTGTAGATCTCTCCATTACCTGTTGTAGTCCGGCAGAAATGGCACAGATGGTCTTACCAGTTCCAGCCTTACCGACTAAAGACACTAGAGGGATATCTGGGTCCATTAGAGCGTCCATAGCAAACTGCTGCTCTCTGTTTCTTGCGTTAACACCCCACACTTGTGTTGTATCAAATATTTTTTTAAGAGGTTCGCCTTCTTTTACAAATCTTGCGAGTGCTGTTTTCTTGTCATCTGACTCGGATGTAAGCATTACATACTGATTGGGGTGTAAGTTTTCGTATTCAAGAAAAACACTCTTGTCTGAATAAAAATCATTGATATCCTCGTCTGGTAGGATAATGTCTCTTATTCCTTTGTAGAGATCCTCTGATGAATCTACAACCTTATCTGGCTCGTAGTCTTCTGTCTTCAAGCCCAGAGCATCGCACTTAACTCTCATGTTGATATCTCTTGTGACAACAATAAGAGGATCTTCACTCTCCCTAACACAAGTTAATGCTACAGAGATAATTTGATTGTCTGCGTCTGATGAATCCAAATCTGTTGGGATATCTTTAGTATCAAAGCTTCTTGCTGTGATTCGACCATTTGAATCAGGCAGTGTCACACCATCACATAGGTTTCCTAAGTCCCTTAACTCATCCAGAGTCTTGATGGTCTGTCGTGCGTTATAGCCAACGCTGTCTTGCCTTTTTTTGTGCTTATCTATTTCTTCTAAAACTTTTAGTGGTATTATGATTTCTCCGTCTTCGTATGAATATATTGATTGGTAATTTGTTAAGTATACGTTCGTGTCTAGCACATATCGCTTGGTCATATTTTTCCTCGATGCTGGTAAAATTGCAGCACCATTAGTAAGTAGAAACCATAAAATGTTTAAGGAACATATATACTGATATATGCTGAAGGTTTCCTTATATGCCCTCGGAATCTCTTGTATTGTTGCCGGTCTTCTAAATTCAGAAATAGGAGAAGAACGCATCTATGCAACACTGAGTAGTGGTGAAATAAACTTAGCTCAGTTACGAAGAGCTTTTTTAAGAGTTAAGAAAACTGAGTCTGTCAATGTTTGTGGAGAGGCAGCTTTAGGATATGTTTGTGTTGAAAGTGCAAATGTAGAAATGTCCGGTTCCTCTGTATTGTTTTTAAACAGAGACAACCACAGTTACATAATGACAGCCGAACATGTATGCTCTCAAAGCGAACAAAGCAATATGGACATCTTTTTAAACAACGAACAAGAAAAAGAAGTTATGCTTCAAATACTTGGAATGACAAGAATAGTGTCAATTACCAGAAACGTCTCTTATGACTTAATGAATGTATACGGAAGAACTGCTGAGAATGTTCAGATTGTAGGAGTCAATCAAGTTGATGACTTGTGTATTTTAAGGAGCGATCTTGTTGAGGGTATTGTTCCTGTTACTTTATCCGCACGAGCACCTGCTCTTGGAGAAGAGGTTTGGAATATTGCTGCTCCATATGGAATATTTGATTTTAATATGGTCCCAATGCTTCGAGGTGTGTGGTGTGGTCAGAACCCTGGTGGGGGAACTTTTATTTGTGATTTACCAGCATCGCCAGGTAGTTCTGGTTCTCCTGTCTTTAATCAACGAGGACATTTAGTTTCTATTGTCCACTCTACACATGTTCAATTTCACGCTGCTTCTTTTGGAGCCAACATACAACAGATAAGACAGTTGATTTCAGAAAGCATACAATAAAAAAAGCACCCACGAAGGGTGCTTGTTGGAGCTACTTGTCAGAGTCGAACTGACGACCTGCGGTTTACAAAACCGCTGCTCTACCAACTGAGCTAAAGTAGCATATTAAGTTTTCAAAACTTGCGCCCCCGAAAGGATTCGAACCTCTGACCGTCGGCTTAGAAGGCCGCTGCTCTATCCAACTGAGCTACGGGGGCAAATTATGTATACACATTACCAGATATTTTCTGAGTTGTCAAGAACAAAATTAACTTTTGTTATAAAAAAAAGTATTTAGTGTATGAGCAAGAAAAGAAAGCGTAAGAAGGTAATGGCTAAAGTCAATTATCTTGTAATGGAAAAAGAAGAAACTGAAGAGTTATACACTGAGTTTAATCAAAAGTTCAATCAGGATTTTCAGGAGGAGCTTGAGTTTTTACAACTTATGTTGTCTCTTGAGAAGTATGAAGAAGAGCTTCGTAATGAAAAACCAGAGAATGAAGAATCTGAGGATAGTGAAGATTCTGAAAATAAAAACCCTGAAGAGGGTGAGGGAGACGAGGAGGCTGTAGAATCTGAAGAAGATATTAATGTTTTAGATTCTAGTAATGTTGTATCAAACAAATCTCTGAATAAGTTATTTCGCAAGGTCGCCTCCAAGACTCATCCTGATGTTTCTAAATTAGAGAATCCTGAAAAGATTTTTATGAAAGCTAAGAAAGCTCACAACGAAGAAGACTGGGTTACTTTGATTTCTATATGTCTCGAACATGGTATTGAATTACCAGATTTTACTGAGGATGAGTTAGAGATGATAGACCAGTATTCATTTGATCTTCAGAAGAAGATTGAAGAGAAAAGAAGAGATGACTGTTGGTTCTGGAATAATACAACTGATGAAGAAAGAACCAAATACAGAAAGACTTTCCATCTTGCTAGAAGGATAGATGAGAAGAAGTTTGAAGAATACAAAAAGAATAAATCTGAGTATTTCTTAAAAGCTAGATCTGAAGTTAAACAAAGAGTACATGATGATCTATCTCAGAAACTTCTTGATGAGATGAAAGATATTAAGATTAAAGAATCTTAGTATTAGTTTATTATTATAATTTATTATATTATATTATTAATATATTATTATTATATAAACAAAAAAAATATATTCACTTAACAAAGAACCGAGTGTAGTGTAAGTTACTACTTGTCTGGTGGTTTAGACAATATACACCGATCCGGTGGTTCTGTAAAGGAGAAAATAAAAAAAACCCCAACGATTAAGAAGGGGTTCTAGGTGTGTAGCTATGTTTTTAGTTTACTCTTGGTCCTGCTCATCTTTAGCAATTCCAAGAACTGCGTATCCACAAATATCTCGCCAAGGGCTTTCACCGAAAGCATCCTTTTTATTAGCAATTCTAAACAACTTATCTAACACTCGAATGACTGCTAGCATGTCTGTATACTGCTCTGGTTGAATACCGTTAGGATACAAAACTGTTAAAATCTCTTGGGCTCTCCCAAAAGAGTCTCCGTAGGCTTCATTCTTTTCTTTTACTAAACGACCTACTGAAGTTGCGATAGTTTCAAACTTGTTCATGATACACCAATCCTGTCTATGATGTGATAATCATAGCAGAAAAGGAGTGTTTTGTCAAGTAAAAAGCTTACTTTTTGTCTAGTTTATCGAGAAAGTGCTTCTTAAGTTCAGCTTCAGACTTCTTTGGAGTTGTCTTTCTTTTATAAGTAACAGGCTTCTTTGCTGGCGCTGGGGCAGCTTCTTCGGCGACCTCAACTGGCTCTGCTTCGGACTTAACCTCGGGCTCGGGGGCTGGCTCAACTACTGGTGCTGGAGCTTCTGCCACATTCTTTGCTTCCTCGGCTGCTTTTAGTGCTGCTCTAGCTGCTGCTTTTCTTTCTCTTCTTTTTCTTGGGGATGCCATTTTATAGTTCTCCTAAATCTTCAAGTTCATCTTCGAGGGCACCTGGATCGTCTAATCCAAATGTTGCCTCTTCTTCTCCATCGCCTAGCTCACTTGAAAGCTCATCCTTTTCTTTCTCATACTCAGGAGTTGTTGGCTCTGGTAAAACTCTGCTAAGTTCATCTTCGAACTTATCAAAGTATAATTTAATGTTGGTGATAAGATAATCGTAGAAAACGTCCTTATCTTCTAGATCTCCAAGAAGTGCGTATGCTTCGCCGATCTGTTTTTCGATCTTATTGAATGTGTTCTCAGCAAAATTTCTTCCTGTCATGTCTCCATTCTGTGGAGCATCGATATCAGAATCAACATCATCTGGGATTCCGTCAGAATCAATATCAATAAACTTTTCTTCATCAGCATCGATGTTATCAACGTCCAACTCTGATGGTATCTCCATTCCAAGATCATCTGCTGCTGCAAGATCTACGTTGATATCTTCATCGATATCAATGACTGGCTCACCAGCCTCTTCTGCTGCTCGGAGTGGTGCAAGTGAGTTCTGTATAGCGTTAACAATATGAGACTTAAATGCATCTCTTTGTTCGGCGCTTGTTGTTAACTTTTTGTAGTCTTGTTCGATTGTTGGGATAATCTTTTTAAGAAGATCCTCAAGTACATTGATGCCGGTAGATCTGTGTGGAACAACCTCTGCTCCTGCTTCGGCGATGACACCTACTAGAACTTTCCTAAGTTCTCTTTCTTGTAGGATTTGACTTGTGGCTTCCTTTACGTTGGAAGCAAAAATCTTTTCGAGTGATTCAGAGATAA